AGGGAGGAGTATTGTTCTCGATTTTAAGAGAAACAACCATAGTCTTTGACTTGACGTTGGTTAAAGCGTCGCCCACTGTCCATTGAGCAATCAACACCTGGAGCGCAGGGGGTAACGACCATTGAATGTTCGTACTGCCCTGCCTTGCGTTGATTATAATGCCCCCGTAACGGACTGGCAACGAACCTGCTAGCAATGATAGCAAGTTTTGATCGCGATTGTAGAGATTATACTCTTGTGCATAAGTATCAGGAAAAAACTGCGCCTGAAAACTCCACGGCAGAGTAGGATCAAAACTACTTGGAATCGCAATCGGTATGACTATCGTGTCAGCAAAAACAAGAACCGGCTCTCGCGTCTTAGATGGAGGGCCCACTGGAGTGCGGCCCATAATCTTGTGATGGAGAGGGTCTAACATTTGCCTTACCCATTCAGCTGCATCAGCACCTTCTGCATTTTCAATTTCTTGAATCACTTTGTCAATTTCTGGAAACATGTACGCCTTGTACATCTCTATGGAACTTTTAAAACCTCCTACCATCCTACGTCACTCGTTTATTGCGACGCACTTTAAAAGTTCGAGGTATTGTTTCCATTCACTCACGACCCGTGAGGACCTTCAAAAAGGACTTACGATCATCCATATCAACCTGAACGGTATCAAGGAATTCCTCAGCCTTAATTTGGTCTAGGGGTTCCAGTAAGTGAAACTGCCATTTTGCATACCTTATCACAATCTTAAAAACTTCCTCATCTGCATAAGAAAGAACAGCTAGATTTAAAGATCGTGTAAATGCATCCAATTTACTAATCGGATTCAAAGGTTCAAAAACCAATGAGGAACATATCTTACCCATCCTAGGATAAGGAATGTACTGTTGATGAAACTCATTCCATCTCGCATTACTACCGAGAAAGGAGTGTCGCGAGGATAACTTTCCTTCCGAGAAAGTTATTACTGTCGCACTCTCCTTCATTACGATTCCGAATCTACCATACACTTCAACAAGTGCGTCACGGTATTGTTCTACTGTGACCGGAAAAAATTCATCATCTAATGACTCAATGTAATCATCGGAATAAATTGCTACAACTGCATACTCCATACATTCTTCATAAGTCGGAACAGGGAGACCGTTCGAAACTCTCAAATAAATAAGCTCGTAGAACTTAATAATTAAATGTTTGAGAGAGTTATCTGAAGCGGTGTTATTGGTTCCAGATCTGTTTCCTGTATTACACTCTACAACATCACCATTAGGCAATAGAACTACCGAATGAACGATATTCTCAACTACTTGATAATATTTTGGTGTTAAAGATGGAGGGATCCTAAGACCCCGGGTCCGCAAGCGATAGACTCCCGACATGTCTGCCGTTCTGTCCCATCCGGTTGCATCTCCTTCTCCACGAAGGGGAAACTTCTCTAGCTTCTGGCATAGTCTGTTAAAACCTCC